TCAGCAGGAACAACACGCTCGTCTGGTGTTAGTATAGCGTGAACGGAATCTCTACCCCTAACCGCACCTCGCATCATTGGTACTCGCTTCGTTCCTTTGTTGTATGGCAAAGGCTGAGCAAGTACGATACCTGTTTGAATCGCACCCAATGATATTATAAAAGGAGCAAGTGGTGGTGGGTTAGAAGCAACTTGAACGGCTGTACCGATTGCGATTTGAGCAATAGCATTAATCCTATCTGCAACGGCTTGCTTGCGTTTGATTGCTCGAAGTTGTTGGTCGTATTGTTCCTGACCAATTAACCCTGCCTGCCTTTGCTTTTCAACCATTTCAGCCTCACCATCAAGTTCTTTTTGCCTGTAAGCCATAATTGTATCAACAGTTCCTCTGGCTGAATCAATTGCCATCTGCCTTACCAATTGTTCTTTACTTGCTTTTATATTGGCAATTTCGGTTTCTTTTGTTTCAAAATTTTTCTTTTCCTTGAGACCGTATTTTTCTCTTAGTTTGGCTAATGCTTTTAGATAACCTTCATCTTTTATTAATTTTTCATCGTACTGCAAATTCAGTAACCTTAATTCTGATTCAAAATTACTCTTTGTAATCTCTTCAACGGTTTTTTCACTACCCTCTATTTTACTTCTATATTTCGAATTAAAGTCATCCCTATTTTTTAATCTTTTTTCATCATTAAACTTGGTTATCATCAATATCGTATTTGCAAGATAATCCTCGTTTTTGATTTTTTCGTTCATTGCTTGCAAATCAGCATCGTATTGTTCTTTTTCTTTTAACACTTGCAACTTCTCACGCTCTTTTCGTTCCTTTTCGAGTGCTTTAATTTGAGCATCGGTCAAAGTTGTTGTTTTTGCTTTTTCCGCACCCTCATCCTGCAATAATTTTATTTCAGACTTAACCGCTTCGTTATAGACTTGTTGCTTTTGAACTAATTCAAATAAATCAAATAGCCTGCGTTTTGCATCATACCCTGCACCGCCTCTTTCTATATCTGCTCTTACTTTGCCCCTCTCTAATAATAATTCGTTTTCTTTTTTCTGACCAGTTTCGAGTAATTTATTTAAAGCCTCTTTTTTCTGGTCAATCGTTAATTGCTTTTCGTCAAGTTTTTGATTTATGTTTTTTATGACCGCCTGAGCCTGTAAAGTCTGCTCGGTTTTTTTGCCACTTAAATAAGCCTCAGTCGTTCCTTTCGTCAATACCTGAACTCCTCTATCAACTGCGTTAATTAATCCGGTCAAGGAGTTAATAGCAACACCAAACGGGGCAGAATTACCTATATTCAGCATAAAAGAATCCCATGCGTTTGAAAGTCGATTCAAACTACCTTGAAGTCCATCTGCCAACTTTTCCGCATCGCCTCCAAACGCTCTTTCCATTTCGGTTGCGAACTTGGGGAGAACTTCCGATGCTAATAGTTCTCCATTAGCCATCATCTTATCGAGTTGTTGAGTGGTAACTCCTAATGATTTAGCCATGATTCCCATTGCCGACGGCATGGCTTCCCCTAATTGCCCTCGCAATTCTTCGGCTGAGATTTTGCCTTTCCCAATCATTTGAGTCAATGCAGTCATCGCACGATTAACAGATTCAGAACTTGCACCCGTTCCAGCCAATGCAACGGTCATGGATTTGAATATCTTTTCGGCTTTACCTACTTCCATTCCTGATGCTTTCGCAGCACCTACGAATGATACGAACTCATTCGATACGGTCTTGAATGACATCCCTAACTTATCAGACAACTCCCTCAATTCATTCATCTGTTGAGTACCTGCTGACTGCGACCCCATTAATTCATTCATTCGAATAGTCAATGATTGAACTTGACCAGTCAATGCGAATACTTGTTTTGCAAAAGAAACAATAGCCTCCATGCTAAACGCACCTGATACTATTGAGCCTATTTTACCGAGGGCGTCATCAAGAGCAGAAACATCCTTCTTTGCGTTTTTCGTTGCATTATCCAATTTATTCATCCCATCCACTGCTGGCTGGGTGTCGGCAACTACTCGGAATACTATATTTTGAGCCATCGGTTTTACTTAATTTAACCCAATATGGCTTGTAAAGCCTAAGTCCGGGGAGGACAAGACAAAGGTAAGAAAATTATGGCAATTTCACATCAACCCATTTTCCTCGCTTCGTTTTCTTTTGATGACCGATAACCTTTCCGGTATCGTCAATTACGGCACGAATCAAGCCTCTTCGATATTGTCTATTAACGCTCGCCATAAGTAAATGCTGTTAGTGCGATTCCGCAAATTACTCCAATTAAAAATATTAGTACCATCATACCTTAACGCTTTTTTGTTTTAAGTGCAATTCGTATTTCCATGCGTTTATTGTCGAGGCGTACTCTTCAATGGGCATCCGTTCAAGCATTTTAATTTCAGTTATTGAGCCGTTGCAAGCCATACGATGTAATAAGTTCACTTCAGTTACGCAGGTTGAGAACTCATCAGCCCAGTTTCGGCTAAGGGAAAGATACTCTTGCTTGGGTCGCTCGACTCCATCAAACTCCTTTGAAGGATATGCATACGGATATAAGCGTCTGAGATGTCCGATAAGTCCATTGTATAACGCACTGCCAACTGAATAAAAAAAAACCTTGCTTCTTCGTCCTGCTTCCATAATTCGATTTTTTTTCGTTGCATTTTCGGGTCGAAGTCAAGCGGTTCTTCATCTGGATGAATCACAAATACACATGCTAAATCTTGCAGTAATGATTCGTCTGGAATATCATTTATTCGCTTTTGAAGTTGGTCGAACTTTGCAAATCCATCGACTATTTTACCAGCGTTTAAGTCTTGTTTAATTTCTTCAAATGCTTGAACTAATCGCTCTGGATTCAATCCCATCGATGCCCTACGAACAGCAAGGTCGGCAGGTATAACACGATTGGCTGGTATATCTCCCCATGTTTCGAATGAACGCCACTCAACGCCATTTGAATCAGTGTAAATGTTTTTAAGGTTGCTCATAAATTTTTGTCAAGTAATTCTAAAATATTAAGCCAATTCTGTTTGGTCTTGAAATAAATATCCATCTCTTGTGCCCCTGCTTTTTCTCGATTCATGTAGATTGTAATTCCGTATAAATCGGAATCATCTTTGAAGGCATAATATCCTGAGAAGTCGATTTGATTGAATGAGAACATAACAAAGCCATCCACATAAATCTTAATTCTGCCGTTGTAAATCTTGAGTTCGTATGTGTGTGTCATATCTTCTCTAAATAAATTGAAATTTGTCCGAGTTCATCAAATGGCATTTGAACCTCATAGCAAACGGAAACTGCTTTGTAAAAACTGCCACGAATGGAAAATTCCGAACCGATTTGAGGAACGCCCGGAAGCATTATTACAATATCTTCCTGTTCGTATTCGGGTAGTATTAATCGGACTTTGGTCATATCGATGTAAAGTTACCCTTTTTGGCAAACCTATCCAAAAACTGCCGATGGAATGTCCATAGATAATACTCGGCACAATCGAATAGGTGACCGGTCAAAGCGTCTGGTGCTTTCTTGCCAGAATCATCTGCCCGTTGCATTAACTCCATGTCTTGAATTAAGTATTTGCAAGTATCAGATATTATCAAATTGCCATGTTTAGCAAGCATAGAATTAAGCAGTACAATATAATCCACGCTGAGCGGATTAGCCGATAGCAGTCGTATCTGAGCCTCCGATACACCCAGTTCGCCTTTGATTATTTTCCAATTGGATAGCCCTTTTGAAATTGTCGTTCTGTTTCTTCCAGAGGCGTCACCAGTCAATATCAGTCTGTGCTTATTCGGGTACTTAGCACTTATTCGCTGACATAGTTCGGTAACATCCGAATTGATTATCCGTTCCTCTCCGATTATTCTTATCCGCTTCCGGTCTGGTGTGTGCTGAGCATAGATACAAGTCATTGGAGACACATTAAAGTCGAATGAAATGTAGATAGGCAGGTTCGGGTCTTCCTCAACTTTACCGACATGGACTGACCGGGTGAAGGAATAAGCATAAATACTGCTTTGTGCTGTAATCAAATGAGCCAATACTTCACGCTTGAATGTTTGCGGGTCAAGAGTGGCTTCTAATTGCTCAATGTAGCCCGGTGGCAGGTTGTGTTGGTTTACATACGATTCGGCTTGAACTATTGCAATTCGATTTGATTCGATTTGACTGGCTTCTTTTAGTTCCAGATAGTATTTAACATTATCCGGTGGAGTGGTAGCGGTTAGTATTTTATGGGTTAGATTCAATCCTTTAAAGGTCTGCCCACGCATCCTTGCTCGGAGTTTACCCAGTGCGAACTCAAAGTTTCGCACATCCCTCGTTTCATCAACAACAATCCAGTCCCATTCCGACCCGTTTACGGTGTTATAATTTTCGAGTGAAGTTAATACCGCATAAGACCCCCAACGAAAAGTAATAACATTCTCCGACCCGATACGGCTGTAAGGTTTCACGCCCTTCATTTGCCTGTTAACAATGTAATCTCGTTCGGGTTGAAGTCCTGCCCTTTGCCAAGCCGATTCGATACCCGGTAGCGTGGCGGTCTTCATCATCGGTACGGTTGGGGCACAGATTAACCCTCGGCTATTTGGTACGGACAAGAACGGAATCGAAGCCATCCCGAGCATGAATGTTTTACCTACTCCAACGCCTGTTACCATGTGAACTTCTTTAGCCTCGGAATGGTGAAGAAGATAATACGCCTGTTGTTGGGCTTCGTTGAGTTCGGTCATTCCATTGATTCAAGCCACGCATCAACTGAACTGAAACGAGCGTATAAATTGCCCCGACCTTTTGACATCATTTCGGTAGTGTCGTCTAATTTATTGTGCCGAGTAACTACAATCTGAACGGTGTCGAAATGCTCCATTAGTTCGGCTGTTTTCGCTTCCAGAACTTTTTGTAATTGGATGGCTTCGGCTTCGGTCATTTTACCACCGGATGAAGGTGTAGATATCGTTATTCTCAATTGTAAATCCGAGTTTATTCAACTCAAATTCGGTGTTGTTTTTTAACTTGTAACTCAATACAAGTTCTGTTGCCCCTGTTTCGGCAACGCTGTGAATGTCTGCCAAAATCAATCCAAGTTCTTTGAGTTTTGAGCGTTCGACTAATTGTCTTGCGTAATCTGCTGTGAATGTTTCCATGATTTTATTTGTTTAGTTTATCAATTGCTTCCTTCGATATATTTACGGTGATTTGTGGCGGTTGGTAGGATTCGGCTTGGGGCGATTCGGTTTCAAGTTTATCTCCGTAATATTTCGGGG